CAGCAGCCGGAAGTGGTGTCATGGAAGCCCGTGGTTTTATACAAGGGGAACTTACCGGAACGGTTTCAGCAAAAAGAGGTGGCTATAACACCGGAACAAAGGGCCGAGATATGGAACCGGCTGGACAAGGAGGTGGAAGCCCGGTTGGGGTATTTCCCGGAATGATCTTTTGGGGTGTTTATCCAAATGGAAAAGATCGATAAGATCGGAACGATCGATAAGATCGATGAAGCCATCGGGTTTGCCCCACCCTTTTGTACATCGGACCAGCCCGAGCTCTATTGTTTGATGGCCAAGGCCATGTCCTACGAGCTGCCGGAACCCGTTTCGGCGGCCCTGGAACAATTTTCCTCACAAGGCTCTCAGGACGGATACCTGTTATTTCGTACTGGCCCGATCGATGGCTTGTCTCCGACCCCTTCCGACAATGGCCAGCGGCTCGGCGAACAAACCCAGCTCGCCTGGGTCCAATCCGTCTTGGCTTCCTGTATTGGCGACCTGGTTGCCTACGAGGCCGAGGGCGGTGGCGGCCTCTTCCAAGACATTGTTCCCAGCTATGGGCAGCGCTACAAGCAGACCAGCCTCGGCTCGGCGGAGCTCGAAATCCATACCGAACAGGCCTTTTCTCCCTGGCGGCCGGATATCCTCTCGCTCGCCTGTCTCCGTGGCGACCCCCATGCTCTGACCTATGTCTTGCCTGTGTCCAAGATTATGGAGCAGACGACGGCCGAGGAGCAGGCCCTGCTCCGCCAACCCCTGTGGACCATTGGGGTCGACCTGTCTTTCGACATGGGTTCCACACGTCGCGGGCCCCTACCTATCCTCTCTGGGTCAGAAGACGATCCCCGACTGGTTTTCGACCAGGATTTGATGCTAGGGATAACGGAAGAGGCCGAGGCCCTTCGCCTAAAAATCGTGGCCATCTACTATTCACACCGGTCAGCCCTCTGCTTAGAGCCAGGCGACATCCTCTTTGTGGACAATCGAAGGGCCGTGCATGGCCGGTCTTCTTATCAACCGCGCTACGACGGGGAAGACCGGTTTCTAGTACGCTGCTTTATAACCTTGGACTACGAGGCAAGCCATGCGGTTCGAGAGGGGCGGATGGTGCTCAAACAGTACAGCTAGACGAAAGTATATGATTGTTATTCTGGACAAAAATAAAAATCATAGATATCGGATGAAACATCGTATCTGCTACAGATAACCTAACGACGATGACGACTTCCCTTGCGTTTCTTACCATAACGTTTCTTTGTTCGTCGACCCCCTCTAGTTAAATACTTATTTCCTATGCTATTCAGTTCAGATTGAATTAATTTTCTGAATTCGTCGAATTCACCAGCATTATTTAATTTATGAATAAATTCCCTTGCTGGTTTGTCTTTGTCTTTTTCTTCCTCGGATAATCTATTAAATGGAATAAATTGGGTTATTCTACTACTATTGTCCGGAATTTTAAAAAATTTATCTAAAAAAAGTTCAATAATTGATAAATCCATATTTTTTATATTTCTTCCTTTGAAAATTTTATTACACAGTGTATTTAATGCCCATCCGTCATGAATCGTAGCTAACTCTTTTATTTCTTGAATTTTATTAAAACCTTCGACTTCACGATTGTAATCATGATATTTATCATCTCTAATTGCTGAATATCCTACAGGTGGTTTTTTAATAAAAAATAAAAGAGATTCAAAAAAATCATCATCTAAATTTTTATTGTAATTTTCACCTTCATTTATATTACCTTCGTAATTATTATTTTCATAATGTGTATCTTGGAAGTTTCCTAATTTACGAACACCTCTGAAAATATCATTAGTAGTAAGTTTGTCTTTGTATTTTGAATATATATCTAAAGCTTCTTTATTGTTTCGTATTATATCAGAAATATATTGTTTTTGTTCTAAAAATGTACCTTCAAAATTTTCAAGTATGATTGAAAAGAATTTCCGAAATTCAATAGCTAAACGTTCATTCTTTTCAAGATCTTTCAAAACATAAATGATAGTAGCTTTTCGTTTGGGATCTCCTTTTAAATAACTGTTTAATGTATCTAATAAATTTTTAATTGTTCCTTTTTTATCATCTTCTATTAAATATTTTATCAAACTCAAAGTCAACGTATTTATTACAAATATTGAAAAACTAGTATTAACATTATCAGACATTGTATAATTATTATTTAGAAAAAAAATCATGATAGTCTTGTTTATCTAAAGATAGAGCTCGGGGCAAAATCTAAAGAGGTTTTTCCTTAATAATTTTTAAACCATATTTTCATTCGTTGTTAAAAATACTCCACTATAGATCATTCCATGATTAATAAAAAGTACCTAAATTATTTTGTACGTCCAAACTGCTCCTAACAAAATATAGCGAAGAAGTATAAAAACAATAGTCGTAAACAATGACTTTAAGTTTGAAGAAGTTTTCAATGTCCTCGATAACTTTTAAGCCCGATGAAAACAAGGGTCCTGTTATTGTTTTCATTGGTCGTCGTGATACGGGAAAGTCTTTTTTGATCCGCGACCTCCTATTCCACCACCAGGACATTCCCATCGGAACCGTTATTTCCGGAACCGAAATTGCGAACCCGTTTTTTTCGTCCATTGTTCCCAAGGCCTTTATTCATCACGAGTACAACAGTATTCTTATCGAAAATATTTTAAAACGCCAGAAGATGGCATTAAAAACGATGCAGAAACAAAAAGAGCAGTATGGGAAAACCACGATCGACCCACGGACCTTTGTCATCTTAGACGATTGTCTGTACGATAACAAGTGGGCAAAAGACACCCTGATGCGCCTTTTATTCATGAACGGTCCCTTCTGTCGGCTACTGTCATTATGCAAATAATTGGCAATACACGTCCAAATTGCGGGAACATCTCGAATGGATCTCGGAAACCAGATCCAGTAGGTTGACACTACTAAGTCGTCTTTCGAAAGGGGGCGATGGCCTGTGCTAACAACACAGGGTAAAGTAAAAAGGTGCCAAACAGAGACAATCCGCAGCAAGTCGCCTACGTCCGTTAGGATGAGGATACGGCGATTGTTCAACGACTAAACGCTCGTGGGCGTGAGGTGTCTAATCCACACCGATGATCGCTTAAGATATAGTCTATCCCCACTCGAGAGAGTGCCATGCCTTTGTCGGTATGGGTCGAGGAAGTGTCATTAAATAGACATGGAGACGGTAGGAGATTGTCTTGATATAATCAAGATGACCTGCGCCACTGGCGAATTTTATTAATAATTTCTATGCAATACCCCTTGGGAATTCCACCAAATCTTCGCACCAACATCGACTACGTTTTCATACTTCGTGAAAATTATATTGCGAACAGAAAACGTATTTGGGAGAACTATGCGTCTATGTTTCCAACACTTGAATCCTTCTGTAGTATCATGGATCAGACCACTGAAAATTATGAATGTTTGGTTATAAATAACAATGCGAAATCGAATCAAATACAAGATCAAATCTTTTGGTACAAAGCACAGCCGCGGCCGGATTTCAAACTGGGCTCAAAGGAGATGTGGGCGATGAGTGAGAATATAAACAATGAAGAAGAAGATGAGTTTAAAAGCACAGGTAAAAAAGGAGGACCCATTAAGGTCAACAAGACTGGATGGTGAAACAATTAGTTATAACGAAAGGGTCTATCGTTATGGTCGCAGACAGGCCAAGAATGCTTTGGACGAAAGACGTAGGCGCACTTCGTATCTGCCTCGTCTGTCTGCGGAGACGCACTTCGTATCTGTCGAAGCAATCTGGGATACGGTCGCCAACCAGATCGAGAAGGCCCTACAGGGGGGTAATAAAAGAAAAAACAATATAAACCAACAAAAATTGAATACAAAATTGGACAAACAAGAGTCCAATCAATTCTATTCTTACATTATGACCATTCTCCGTGCGATCCGTATCGACAACTCTGTTATTTACCGTATGCAAACCGGTGGGCTCTGTATAACCCCTGTCCACCGCTTCCGTTGCCGCGAGGCCCTGCCTATGATGACCACTGGTAGTCGCCGTCTCGACAACAAGCTGCTATTCAAGTGCTTCGATGGCAAAATATCCCTGCCCGATCTACTGGATTCAGCCAAGGTTCGACAGGTATTTCGACCCGATGAACTCGGCCAGCAGACCGTTGTATTCAAGCTCATTGAATAGATTGCTTCGTCTAAAGAGCCAACCTATAAAAAAATAATAAAAAGGAGGCACCCCCTCTTTTTTATGATTCAATAACAAACACCATGTCGTGGCAAGATATCGCACCCCTCTGTCTGGCAGAAATCGTCGGCGACACGGGCTACAAGTGGTTCGCCAACGAGGGTGGCCTCACCAATTTTGGCATCGGAACAGCCGGGTATGTCGGTGTCGTCTATTTCCTTATCCGCAGTCTCCAAGGCTCGACTATCATTGTCGTCAACACGGCCTGGGACGGCCTATCGACCTTGGTGGAAGATGCGTATGCTATCCTGGTGCTAGGGGAAAGATACGAGCACTGGATCCAGTATGTAGGACTGTTTTTTGTCATACTTGGCCTGTTCTTTTTAAAAGTTCCCTTGCAAAAGGTCAAACCATTCCAGTTTCCATCGTTGTCCAAAACGTTGTTCCCAATGCGTGGTCATACGACACCACCGACCAAACGAACATCGGCGCCCAAGACATGAAATGGCAGCCCGCCAAAGACATGAAATGGCAGCCCGCCAAAGACATGAAATGGCTGCCTGCACAAGACATGAAATGGCTGCCTGCACAAGACATGAAAAAACTCGTAGTAATATAGTTTGTAATGAATCTCATTCATTCGACGGGCATGGGCTCGTTATTTATACAGGTCATAACAGGCATCATCGACTTGTATGTCCTCTTTTTCTGTCCGGTTCCAGCATCGATGGTTTTATTACACAAGCTCCTTTGGCTTGAACTGATTGTCCAAGTGGTCGAGGGAACGTTTTATGTATGGATGATAACGCATTTTCATTCGATACGAAACATAACTCCGTTTCGCTACCGCGACTGGTTTGTAAGTACTCCCCTCATGCTATTCTCCCTGTGTGTCTTTTTTCTGTATACCCAGGGAACCCAGTCCACCACTCTCTCTCAAATCATACAGCAACATGGGTCCACTTTTCTCCTCATCTTTGTGTTAAACGCGGCCATGTTGCTCGCCGGCTATCTAGGTGAGACAGGAAGAATGAATAGGCAGTTGGCAACGGCCCTAGGTTTCGTTCCCTTTTTCGCATTTTTTGCCCTCATTTGGTTCCAGTTTGTCGAATCGAATGTTTCAGCATATATTTTCGCCTTTTTCTTCTTTGTATGGGGGCTGTATGGAATCGCCTCTCTACAATCCTATGCCTCCAAAAACATCATGTACAATGTGTTGGATCTGTTTTCGAAAAATGTCATTAATATTGCACTGGCCATCCTCCTTTATTTCCAAATAACGGAAATCTAATCCCACCACCCTTCTTGTTATTCGTATAAACGACGAATAAAAAGAAGCATCTCTTGATAAACCTTTCTATTTATCACCTGGTTGATCCCGTAGACAGACTTATGATTATGATTGTTTGAAATTACACATTGAAAAAAGAAGAGTTTGTTTATGATTTTAAAGTAATTTTTTTTCTTATTCGTTTATTGCTTTTTCTATAAGATTTATTCTTGTTTTTTTTGGTTTTATGTTTTTTCCCACCGAATGAACCTTTTGGATTTAGTATTTTTATTTCATGTTCTCTCATATATTCAATATCATTCATAGATAAATTATAATCATTAAATTCAGAATCTACAGTGTATTCTTGTAATACTTCAGAAATACTATGAAAGAAATCGTAATAATGAACCAAAATACATTTCAATAATAAGAATTTGTTTACATCTGTTTCAGGTATGATTTTGGCTATTTTAAAAATCATTTGGTAAGTCAATACGGAGGAACTAGAAGGTCCAGCTATCACTTGTTTTTTGTATTTTTTCATGTTATTGAACCAAAAAGTATCTGTTTTTATTGTAAAATAAGTACATCCTAACATTATATTTTTATAATCATAATTTTTCATTTCATTGTATTTAACATCATCAGTTTCAAGAATCCTTGTTTTGTATTTATCCATGTTTAATGATCCTGAGAATTCAATATTTTTGTTCCATTTTCTAATATAATCTTCGTCATTTATTAAATTATTATGTAATAAATTTCTGTTTTTATTACCAACAAAGGTGATTACCCATAAGTAAAACCAATATCCTGATGATTCATCCACTGTTTTTTTTATAGTTTCAAATGTCTCCTCCTTATCTAAACAAAAATATTCCTTTACATTATTGACAAATAGTTTTTTAAGTTTACTGTCTTTTTCAATACATTTTAGTGTGAAATCATTATTTGTTTGAAATTTATACAAAGCTCCCATAATATCGGATAAGGACAGTCCCAAACGCTTGTTTTCTTGTATAAATTCCTCTAGATTGGTTATATCTATGAGAGTATTACAATCATAATTATCACAATTATAACCCATTTTTATAACAATAATATTAAAATACCATACTTTTATTGTATCAATTGTATCTTTTTTTGAGAAACCGACATCCTTGCATTTTTGTAAATAATTAAAAATGAGAGTGGACGCAAATATAAAAAGTTCTTCGTCTGCTAATAATTCTGAAATATAAATATCTTCCTCAGTTTTATTTTCTCTAAAATCATAATTACAATTATTTGGTTTTTCCATTTATATTAAATGATAAATTTATTTTTCCATTTTCTTTTTTAAATAAAGGTTTAATAAAACACACAAATAAAAAGCTCTTAAAAAATTATCGGGTAGAATAGGGCAATCTAATCCCATCACCCTTCTTGTTATTCGTATAAACGACGAATAAAAAGAAGCAGAATTCAGATTGCTTCGACAGATACGAAGTGCGTTTCTTGCTGACAGACTAGGCAGATACGAAGTGTGCCTCCATAAACGTCTAGACTATCTATTTCTCACCTGGTTGATCCCGTAGATAGACAGACTTATGGTTATGACAACAAAACAAAAAACGAAACAGCTCGATATAATTTGCCTGGTAGCATCGGGCCGTTGGAACCCATTCGCATACTCTCTTCCATGAGGGGAAAGAGAACCCCTCTGTAAGGGATCGTGAGGGGAAAGAGAACCCCTCTGGACGAAAGACGTAGGTGAAACCGAAGTCTGAAAGTCAGATTGCGGAGACGAAGTCGAAGCAATCTGTAAGGAACGTACAGGTCGGGTTTCGGCAACGGGGATAGCAACAGGGTACACGAAGGACGTAGGCGCACTTCGTATCTGCTGAGACGAAGTCGAAACAATCTGTCCAGCAGGGGAATACACATGAATTCCCATTTCTTCATCAACGGGAACAGCAAGAGATGTCTTCATACTTTGTATTCATTACTCTCGAAACCTTTAACCCTTGCCTGCTTTATGATTTGAAGTGGTCGTAGGTATCAGCATTCCCTCCACGGCTGGTCAGAAGTTTCGATTGGGTTTTATCGAGGCAGAGATTTCCGGTTCCTTTGGTGTATCCAGAGCCGGGACAACTGATATCCGAAGTGGCTGAATAGAATACATCGATCAACTTATCTGCCGCACCAGGTTGGCAAAAGAGTCCATTGAGTCCCCATATTTTTCCACATTGAGAGGTAGAATCGGCAGATGCTTTGGAACTAGAATCATGGATGATCATGGGTTTTTTAGAATCCGGTGAAACATTGTTTTCGGGGTAGGTGGAATAGTCTAAAGAAGGGCGCGCACCGGTAGCAAAACCTTCGTTGAACGGATGGTAGGACTGCGAACCGATCGAACGAATGTTGCCGAGTTTAGCAACATTTTTGTAGACGGCATAGAGAACGAAAAACACGATCCCGAGGGTTATAACAATGATAGTTATCTCCTGGACGTTGGCAACCGATTTAAAGGATTTAGGTCGACTCGTAAATTTCATATGTCTTTCCGTTTTAATATAGAATAGGCAGGGATAAAAGGGAACGGCCCAACAAACCTCTGAATCCGCCTATAAGCACTATTCCAGATTGATCCGGCTTCGCCTACGCAGACAGACTTCGGATTCGCCTCCATAAACGTTCAAAAGAGTTTAACAGTCGGGTATAAAAGTATCGTTCCAATACATCATTATCGCCACCATGAACGTTTCAGACAAGGAATCCTTACAAAAGGTGGTCAAGGGCTTTGAGGACAGCTATGAGGACAACACGGACTTTATCCGCGAAGAGAAGCGCAGCATCAAACTGCGCGACGACATTCTCCAGATGGAACGCCTCAAACGCGGCTACCAGGGCGACAAGACGAGCCAAGAGTTTCGCGACTTGTGCGCCGGAGAATGCCAGTTTCTCTTTACGAATTACTCCCTCATCTTCAACAAACAGATCAAGGATGTTCTCGACCTGAGGCTGATGTTCCGGACGCTCGAAGTTCTACGCAAGATCGAAATCGGCGAGATCAACCAGGAAGAGGGGTCCGTCATCGTCGGCAAAATGTTTGGCGACATGTACCTGGATGCAGCAAAAAGAGAGGGGGAACTGCTCGATGCGGAGCGAGGCGAAGTCAGACCCGAGCCGATGGAAGGCAAGGCTCTCTCCTGGAAGCAATTCAAAGGGCGCAGCCAATCATCCCCTCTGTAAGGAGGTAGAAGCGGTTGATGATGCGATTAGCCACAAAGAATCATGCGACTTTGTCCAACCAAGTGTTTGCGGGTGCGAAAGGAAACAGAGTAGAGGGGTCGTTCCATGGGTTCTGAGAGGGTTGTAATGAGGGAGGCAAACACAGGTTCAGGAATTTCCTGTCCACATTCGAAGAAGATGAGGCAGCGGAGACAAAGAAGGGTGTCGATGATGGAATTATGAAGCTGGTATTCTTCCGCGGAAAGTCCTCGTCCTTGAAACAGTCGGTTGTACACTTCGGAAAGACGGGGCATCTTGGTATAATTCCACCCCTTGTTTGAAACGGCGGGAATCCCACAGTAGTACTGGTATTTCAGCATGGTACACAGGTGTTTCGGATGTCCTGGTCCATCTTTAAACAAGGATCGACAGTAGACAGGTAGTTGACCAGCATTTCTCTCCACTTCACAACGCAGAATGGATTTATCAAAAGCCAGATTGTGAGCGACGATGTAGTCAGCACGGCAGTACAGTTCGTAAAAGGAGCAGATAACAGAGGTCAACGGAACACCCTTTTTATTACAAAGTTCAGTTGTTATCCCGGTTAGCTCGACAACGTTAGGAGGAACGATTATACCCTCAGGTAGCTGGATATAATAGTTCATATAGGCCTGGATACGACCTGTATCAGAATGGTAGAGAATCGCACTGAGCTGGGTTATGTAAGGCCAGTCGGCCCATTCAACACCCTCTGTAGGGGTTTTACAAGAGGGAGACGAGGTAGTCTTTGGTGGAAGACCCGTGGTTTCAAGGTCAAATACGACAAAGTAGCCGGAGACTTTGGGGGGAAGTTCAATAATAGGTTTTTGGACGAAAGACGGAGGCGCACTTCGTATCTGCCTCGTCTGAAAGTTTGTCTCCGTAGACGAAGTCGAAGCAATCTGATTCATGATTATGACATGGGCAGTCAATCTGATCCATCGATCAATTTTTGTTTGGTTCAAAAAAGTATGGCTACATAGTAAGAGTTCTCTGGTTCCGTTCCTTTATGAAAATTTCTAAATACATTAATTTCCCCGTTTTTATAACAAGTTTTTTAGTGGGAGTCCTCGTCGTATACTTATACACGGATAGCAACAAGAAGATTTATGTGTTCCCAACACCGGAGACGGTGGATATCCTACAGTACAGGGACCAGACAGGGAATTGCTTTTCGTTTCAGCAAAAAGAGGTCAGTTGTCCGAAGGATCCAAAAAAGATCAGTCATGTTCCTATGCAATGAAGGAACCGTAGGTTTGAAGCCGCATCAGCGAAGACTCCGCTTCGCTCGGAGCGGCAACAGCTGGCGGCCTAATGCGAAGCGCGGCCGCTGGCGCCTTTAAAACCTCCCTACTGTTAAAGAGAATTTAAGATAGATTGGCACGTCCCTTTCGGTCGAAAATTCGGTTAGCGAGCGACAAGGCCGACTGTCGTAGACAGAGCGAGCGTTGTACAAACCGTTTCGGAAATCCTTACAGAAGGGTATTTGTTGCGAGCGCTGTCGCTTCGCTTAGAGCGTTGTACAAACCGTTTCATGAATCTGTTTTATGAAACCGTTTCTTTACAGAAGGGTATGTGTTGCGAGCGATGTCGCTTCGCAGTCGCTTCGCTTAGAGCGTTGTACAAACCGTTTCATGAATCTGTTTCTTAAAGGAAGGTATGTTTTGAAAGTATGATAGCATCGTAAAACCATTTCGAATATCTTTTTCCTTAGGCTTTTTGAGTTTGGAATCAGATTAAATTAAAACTAATAAAAATATATATATTTATAATAAAATGGAAAATATAACAATATATATTGTGGTTGGTTTGGGATGTAAATTTGAAAATTTTGAAAAAATAGAAGAAGAATATAAATTTATTTATAATTTTTTCAGTGAAATAAAGAAAGAAAGAATCAAAATTCGTTGTCCAAAAACGACGTCAGCACTGTATAACATCACCCGAACCTATTGTAATTTACCACCTTTGAAACAAAGTTTCTTTGTAAAATCGTTGATGGAAGAGGTATTAGAGGATGCTAAAACAGGTAATGATGTCTATGTATTTGGCTTTTCCTACGGTGGAGCTATTGTTAACCGGATGGCAGAGCTGATACACGATATGAATATTGAAAAGAACAATACTTTGGGACAACCCAACATTATGATGGCGACATTTGGAAGTATATATTTCGCAAAAAAGGATAAGGTTCGTTCGGTCAGTATTCTGAATTATATTTCGATTGGCGACGTTGCCTTTTTATGTAATAAATTTGTAGGAAGACTACGTTTCGAGGATCTGACCTATGCTATTTATTTTTCAAATGAAACAAATAAATATTGTACTCTTCAGCCCCCTACGTTTCCGATTCAAAACGGTGATGTTATACAGTTATGTATTCACCAGGATGGTAAACCTTTGTGTCAACATGAAAACCCATCTGTATCAAAATGGAATGAACACAATAAGTATACCGATTTTATTATTATTATTATTTATTTAAAATCGAACAATATTTACCCGATAGGCATCGAAACAACAGACTTTCTTAGTGATTTTGTTTTTATAGGTAAAGACTCGAATTTTAATGTGTCAACTCATTCACAGGAAGAAGGATTAGAGGAAGAAGAAAAGGAGGAATTGCTGGTACGAGTACCACAAAAAGAAAAAGAGAGAACTTCATCAAAGGGAATAATTAAGAAGGAAGGATCTTCGAGAAGGACATCACACAAACAAGAGCAGGGAACAAATATAACAAGTTTTTCCAGGAGGAGTATAGGAGAGGCATCCCGAAAAACATCGAAAAATATAGAAAAACAATCAGGCAGACCGAAACAGCCACAACCCTCTACAATTCCTGGCATCTAACATTTCTCCCTGTAGTACAACAGGACGAATATGGAGCTCGATTTCCGCCGTCTTCTTCAGACCGATTCGGGTCGTGTGGTCATATCCATCCTGATCGGTCTCGGCCTGGCCACATTGTTCCGCAAAATATGTACCGATGGTTCCTGTATCGATTTCCATGGGGTCATGGTGGGTGAGATCCAGGACAAGACGTACCAGCACGATGATCGCTGCTACCAGTACCAGCCGGTTTCGGCCAAGTGCAATGCTGTGGTCAAGAAAATTGTGGATGTGCATGATGCTGGCCCCGAGGTAGCCATTGAGTCGTTTTCAGAGGCTACTTATAAAACGGATTAGGTTCCTGAATATAGAAACATTCCGAGAACCAGAAGAAATGGCAACGGAAGAAGAGGAGGACCCCTTGATGAACAAGGTTTTTTCCAACCGTGCGAATGTCTGTATTCCATGGATCGAAAAGTACCGGCCGACCCAATTCGCCGATATTGTGTTGGAGCCGAACAATCGCCGCTTTTTCGAAAACATCATCCATGGCTTGAGCCCTTCCTTCCCCAATCTCCTTCTGTATGGCCCTCCTGGAACGGGTAAGACGACCAGTGTCATTAACTTGGTGGCCGAGTATCAACGATTGAACTCGCCTTCTGGGCACAATCTGTCGAGCAACGTCATTCATCTGAATGCTTCGGACGAGCGGGGTATCGACATCATACGGAACCAGATCAACTTGTTTATAAAGTCGCAGCACTTGTTCGAGGCGGGTCTTAAATTCGTTGTATTAGACGAGGTGGATTATATGACAAAATCGGCACAGCAGGCACTCAAATACATTTTACAGACGTACACGAGCAACAATGTCCGTTTCTTTCTGATTTGCAATTATATTAGCAAGATCGATGAATCCTTACAGAAGGAGTTTTTGACGGTTCAGTTCAGTCAGTTGCCGAAGCCGGAGATCACCCAGTTTCTGATGCGGATTTGCCGGTTGGAGGACATCGCGATGACGGAGGACAAGATCGGCAAGATCATGGCGTTGTACAACGACGATATTCGGGGGATGATCAAATTCATTCAGCTGAACCAGGACAAGGTACTCGACGAGGCGGTCTGGGAAACCATGGACGAACTATTCATGATGTTGGAACCCATAGGTAATAGGATTGGCCTTACCGCGTTCATAGACCGTGTCGGTGATCAGTACAACATGGAGAAGAAGCAGATCGTTCATCATTATTTGGAGCATGTTATAAAGAAGCATATGGATCGGGTTGATACGGTGTTTCTCGATTTTGTGGAGATGGTGGTTCACAATTTGGACAACGAGGTGTTGGTTCCGTTTTTCATCCACTACATGACTAAGTGGTGGATAACCAAATAATGTATCATTCATTTATAAAGGAATCTACATGAATGATACGAAGGAGTCTTGTCAAAAGAGAAAGACAATAAAATACAAGAAACGGTCGTCGCCGCCTTATTCAGCAGCGGACAATGGATGCAAGGGAACGACCCGAAAGGGAAACGATGGGAAGGATTATGTTTCGAAGCCCGACAAACGCGGTATATACAAATGGTTGCCCAAGGGAACGATAAAGAAGGGGAAACGGTCATGGACAACCATGAACAATGGTGCCGAGCCTTTTGTCATTCAGGATTTCGGATCCAAAATTTCCGTCTATGACAACATATACGACAAGGAATCAGACAAATATGCTGTTATGAGCGAAAAACACGTCGATATTCCCTACAGGGAGTTGTTTGTGGGGGATAACAATCAACATCTGAAACAATATGCCAAAAAGGGGCAATATCCAGGGAATAGCATTTTGTTGAAAACAAACAAGCCTGGTAAATATATTTTGATAGATTCACATATAAGGGAAATAACAACGGTAGATAATGAAGAAATAAGGGAGTTTTGTTCACCGATAGGAAACAGTCATGTTCGGTATCATTATGCTTTGGGGGAAAAGAATACGTATTTTTTCCTGTATGATCGCTATGTTCCTAGTGAATTTATCGATTACAAAAAATCAAAGGATCCTTATGAACATTATTATGGATTTGGCGATTTTGCCGATGAAAAAATCGAAAAGAAATCCAAAAAATTTCACGTTAAAATCATTAAAAAATCGAAGGAATAAATAGGTTAGTTGGTCTTTTCATCTTGGCAGAAGACCAAGCCAAAATGTTATTAACAACAGGGAATAGAGTACGAGTAGCCAGCAAAGAAAATGGAGGAGGGTCAGGGTGATAAAGCCGAGTTCCTGCATCTGTGTTATTCGTGGATAATCGATGATTTTGCCGTATTGTACAAGGTCATAGAACCAAATGGGATCACGCGATCCATACACCACTGTCATGAAGAAGTAGAAGACGACAGCAACAAAGACAGTCGATGTTAGCGTGATTATATTCAGACTGATTTCCGATTGCATTTAGACAATCGCTAGAAATTTTTATGATAATATTAATGGGAAAACAATAAAGTCGAAGTCCATGGTAATAGACTCTCATGGCCGACCAGGAAGTTAAGAAGCGGAGTCGTAAGGGTCGAAAGCAGAATGAAAAGGAGATCATGAAGGAGTTGGCCAAGGATCTGAACCAGACATATTCGAAAAGTCGGTCCAATTCGCTGGTCGGTCATCAGATGGAAACCACAGCCAAGGTACAAGGTTTGTTAAGTGATACATCGCTCCACCAGGTAAGGGAGGGTTTGGCCCGGCCGCGGTCCACTTTACAGGGAGAGTATATTGAGGCGATGAAGAAACCGACGAAAAAGATCGTGTTTGCGACGGGTCCGGCGGGTACGGGCAAGACGATGTTGGCTTGTCAACAGGGGCTGTACCAATTCCTGTTGGGCCAGTACGAGAAGGTGGTGTTTACGCGGCCGATGATTGCGGTGGACGAGGAGATGGGCTTTTTGCCGGGAACGATGGAGGAGAAGATGGCACCCTGGATCCGGCCGATGTGGGACGTCCTCGGCCAGCAGTTGTCGCAGCGGGAGATTCAGGCATTGATGGACGAAAAGTACATTGAGATTGTTCCACTGGGGTTTATGCGAGGCCGTACGTTTCTCAAGACATGGATTGTGGCGGACGAGATGCAGAATGCTACG